TATCTGGCAATAGCACAACCACGAACGTAGATGCAACTTCTGCATGTCTTGCTGTAAGCGATGAAACTCTTTCAGGTGCTTACATTGCACAGGCATTCTGGGGTATCGATCCAAACGGTTATGCAGTAATTAAGCGTGGTACAACTCCAATTGCTATCTACGATTCAACTGGTTATAAAGACTATGCTGGTTGTGGTATGGCTTTGACTGTAGGTCAGACAGCAAATCTTACTGTAGAGTTTGTAAATACAGCAAATGCTTATGTTCTTCTGGAAGTTCAGAAGGTCGGCACATTTACCTCAGAATACAATAATAGATAAGGTAAAAAGATGAAACTCATTACAGAAGTCTTTGAAGACCTAAAAACAATCACCGAAGCTCGTGAAGACGGTAAAAAGAACGTATTCATCGAAGGTGTGTTCCTTCAGGGTGGCATTAAGAATCGCAACGGACGTATGTATCCAGTTGAGACTCTTGCCAAGGAAGTTGAACGCTACAACGAATCATACGTAAAGTCAGGTAGAGCTCTTGGTGAACTTGGTCACCCAGAAGGTCCACAGATTAACCTGGATCGAGTTTCTCACCTTATTACAAATCTTCGTCAAGAAGGTACAAACTTCATTGGTCGTGCTAAGCTAATGGATACTCCATTTGGTAACATTGCCAAGGGTCTTGTTTCTGAAGGCGTAAAGCTTGGTGTTTCTTCTCGTGGTATGGGCTCACTGAAGCTCAACAAAGAAGGAATCAACGAAGTACAAAATGATTTCTATCTAGCAACAGCTGCTGATATTGTAGCGGATCCTTCTGCTCCTGATGCCTTTGTAAATGGTATCATGGAAGGCGTAGAGTGGATCTGGGAAAATGAACTGCTGATTGCCAAGAAAACTCAAGTTGCTGAGCAAACAGCCCAGACAATTGAAAAAGCGGTATCTTCTGGAGAACTGGAAGCCAAGAAATTTAAGATCTTTGAGAATTATCTCAACGAAATTTCGAAATTCTGAATCAAATAAATAAATTAAATTCACTAAGGAGTGTAAAATGTCAGATAAGGAACTAACTGATATCGTTGAGAATGAAAACAATCTCGATGAATCGGCAGCTTCAGAAACACTGAAGCCAAATCCAACTCGTACAGAGATGCTAGCCACATTTACTTCATTGCTAGCTCAGTTAAAAGGTGAGGATCTATCTCACTTCTTTAACGATTCGATTAAGAAACTGGGCGTTGAAAACGTTCCTTCGGCAACAGCTCCTGGCGGTGGTCCAGCTCTTGGCCAAATGCCAGCTGCAACACTCGGCGCCATGAAGGAAGACGTTGCTGAAATGTTTGCAGGCGACGACCTTTCAGAAGAGTTCAAAGAAAAAGCTTCAACAATCTTTGAAGCCGCTGTAGCAGCTCGTATGAACTTTGAAACTGTTCGTCTAGAAGAAGAGTTTGCAACTAAGCTTGATGAAGCTGTAGTTGCTGTCAAGGAAGAAGTTACCGAAAAGGTTGACCAATACCTTGACTACGTAGTGGAGCAGTGGATCGAAGAAAACAAACTTGCGATCGAAGCTTCAATCCGCACAAACGTTACCGAAGACTTCATGGAAGGTCTACGTAACCTATTTGCAGAAAGCTACATTAATGTACCTGATGAAAAGCTCGATGTTCTCGGAGAGCTTCAGGCACAAGTCGACGAGCTTGAAGATAAGCTTGACGAATCCGTGAATAAGCAACTTGAGCTTCAAGCAATTCTTGATGAAGCAACCAAGGAAGCAACATTCGACGAAGTAAGTGAAGGACTTGCAGCCACTCAGGTTGAAAAGCTTCGCACTCTAGCAGAAGGCATTGACTTCAGCTCTGCTGAAACATATGCAAAGAAGCTAAACATCATTAAGGACAAGTACTTCTCTGAAAAGAAGGAAGTCTCAACTGGTGTCGTTACTGAAGAAGCTGAAAATGGCGTAGATCAGCCGGTAGAAGTACCAGCTCATATGGCCCACTATGTAGCATCAATTTCAAGAAACGTAAAGTAATAAATAAAAAACCAAATGCCCAGAAAGGTAAAGGGAGAATAAAATGTTAGCTGAGGAACTACAAAACAAGTGGAAGCCAGTGCTTGAGCACACTGACCTCCCAGAGATCGGTAGCGCACACAAGCGTTATGTAACCGCACAAATTCTAGAAAACACTGAAGCTGCTCTTCGTGAGTCAGCATCTCAGGGTGGACAGCAGCACCTTCTTGGTGAAGCTACACACATCAACACTGCAGGCAACGCTGCAAACTTCGACCCAGTGCTTATTTCGCTGGTTCGTCGTTCGATGCCAAACCTGATCGCTTATGACATCTGCGGCGTTCAGCCAATGTCAGGCCCAACAGGTCTTATCTTTGCAATGCGTTCGAAGTATGCCAACTCAACCGCTCTTGGTGATGAAGCATTCTACAACGAAGCAAACACAGGCCACGCTTCGCGTCTAGGCGCTGGCGTTAATGCTGCTAATACAGGTGCTGGTTCAGCAACTGCTGTTGGTGCTAACACTGTTGGTACAGCTCCAAGTGCTTCGAACAACGCAGGCAACTCGACCTATAACTACACAATGGGTCTTCTGCTTGGTTCAGGCGAACTTCTTGGTGCAAACAGCACTTACGTGTTCCCAGAAATGGGCTTCTCGATCGAGAAGGTAACTGTTGCTGCTAAGACACGCGCTCTCAAGGCTGAATACACTCTTGAGCTTGCACAAGATCTTAAGGCAATTCACGGCCTTGACGCTGAAACAGAACTTTCAAACATTCTGTCAGCTGAAATCCTTGCAGAAATCAACCGCGAAGTTGTTCGCTCAATCATCATCACTGCTGAGCGCGGTGCTGCTGACGGCACAACAACAGCTGGTTTCTTCGATCTTGACACCGACTCAAACGGTCGTTGGATGGTTGAAAAGTTCAAGGGTCTTCTATTCCAAATCGAGCGTGAATGCAACCAGATTGCTAAGCAAACTCGTCGTGGTAAGGGTAACATCATCATCTGTTCGTCAGACGTAGCTTCTGCACTTCAGATGGCTGGTGTTCTGGACTATGCTCCAGCTCTTAACACAAACTCGCTGAACATCGACGACACAGGCAACACATTTGCTGGTGTTATCAATGGTCGCATCAAGGTTTATATCGATCCATACGCTGGCACTAACTACCTGGTAGTTGGTTATAAGGGTTCAAACCCATATGACGCCGGTCTGTTCTACTGCCCATACGTTCCACTACAAATGGTTCGCGCAGTTGATCCAGGCTCATTCCAGCCAAAGATTGGTTTCAAGACTCGCTACGGCATGGCTCCAAATCCATTCGCTAAGGGTACAACTGCTGCTGATAGCACAGCTACTCTTGAGCAGGATTCGAACAAGTACTACCGTCGCGTTCTTATCTCGAACCTTATGTAATCATAAGAGTTGGGATAACCAACCAAAAACTAGAAGGGGGATCGAAAGGTCCCCCTTTTTTTATCTGTTGACATTATAAATAGATATGGTATAATGAAATTAAGCCCTTAAGGAATAATATGTCTGTTATCAACGTTCCTGCAAACAAGAACTTTCTATCTCCACTTGGATTTAAGTTCACTCTTGGTCGTGCTCCGAATCTAAGCTTTAATATACAAGAAGCGCGCATTCCAGGAATTCAGCTGGGTGAAATTGTCACACCATCGCCATTTGTAGTAATTCCAAACTCGGACGGGATTACATATAACCCACTCTCAATTTCATTTCGTGTGAGTGAGGACATGGATGACTATCTCGAGATCCATAACTGGATGGTTGGTCTCGGTGCACCAGAAAGCTTTGCTCAGTATAAAGCATTGCAGGACGTACAACCAGGTAATCCACAAACAGTTTATTCTGATATTACTCTACTTATCACGAATAGTTCTATGAGACCAAATTTAAAATTCACTTTTCATGATGCGTTTCCAACATCTCTTGGTGATCTTGAATTCAATACAACTGACACTGACGTTAACTATATGCAGTGTACTGTCGACTTTAGATATCTGAGATATACTATCGATTATGTAACATAATTAGTTGTACATTATTTTTAGATCGTGATATAAAGGTTATTATGAAACTAGACGATATCTTTACCGAATGGGACCAGGACTCACGCATCGATCGCTCAGAACTTGGCAACGAGGCGCTGAACATTCCCAAACTCCACCACAAATATTTTAAAATCTTTACGAATGAACGACTGCTTCTTCGTAAGTACGAATCTGAACTCAAGCAACTGAAGTTGGCAAAGCACGAGTTCTTTACTATGGGTCCGACGGAGGAGACGCATGCCAAGGGCTGGAGACTTCCGCCTCAGGGTAAGATCATTCGTTCGGACGTGAATAACTATATAGAGGCAGATCAAGAGGTTGTCGATATGACGCTGCGTATCGGTATCCAACAAGAAAAAATCGAGCTTCTTGAATCGATCATCAAATCCCTGACCGGACGTGGTTTTAACATCAAGGCTGCAATCGAATGGGAAAAGTTCAAGGTAGGTATCTGATGTATTTTTATCAAGCACAATGGTACGATGATGGCAATCAGTTTGGAGAATTGCGACAAACTCGTGAAGAAGCTATTGCCGATCTTGTTGCTATGGGCTGTCCAGTAGACCAACTTATTTCCGATGCATCGGCTCTTGGCGTAGCATATGTTCCTGGTACGGGATACGGCATTGCAGTCACTAGAGTTTAAAAATGAGTGATGTACATCTAAAGTTCATAGACCGAGTTCATGTAAAAGTAGTTGCTGAACCTTCGACAATCATGGAATTGTCGGACCAATTTACTTTCTTTGCCGAAGGTTATAAGTTCAATCCCAAGTATCGTGCAAGAGTCTGGGATGGTAAGATTCGGCTTATTAATAATCTGGCTGGTACTTGTTATGCCGGACTTGCTCAAAGAATTAAAAAGTTCTGTGATGCGCGTGGATATAGTTTCTCGTTTGATGATGAACTACTTTACGAGAATGTGTCTGAACACGAACTGAAAGAGTTTATTGCATCACTCAATATTCCTGAAAAGTATCAACAAAGAGATTACCAGTTCGACTCGATTCTGAAGTGTCTAAGATCTACACGTAGAACGCTTGTTAGTCCT